TCTCTCCAAGAAAAAACAAAACAACTCAAAGAAAAATTTGATCCGCTGAACATCATTAATAGTATGTTCGGCGGCGGTGGTTTTGGTAGTGTTATGACTGCCGCCATCGGTAAAAACATGGGTCGCAATGAAGATGATATTCGTAAATTTGCAAATCTAGATGCCGCAGAAAAAGTAACATCACCTGAGAACTCTGTTCCCACACAAATGTCGAGTGGTGAAGATGGTGAAAAAAGCGATACCATGTTAACAGAAATGTTGAAGTATGTTATAAAAATTTCTGAAGATATCAGAGGATTAAAAGATTCTTCAAAAAATCAAGAAGACCTTTTTAAAGACCAACTTATACTAGATGAGAAACAATTAGGTCTCGAAGAGAAACAATTGGATGCGGCTAATGAAGCAAAATATGAAGATATGTTTGGAAAGAAACCTACACTAGTGGGTGAAGATGGAAAAGATAAAAAAGAGACTAAAGAAGAAAAAGGATTCTTAGCATCATTGTTAGGATTTGCTAGTGCATTAGGTATGTTAGTGAGTGGTCCTTTCAAAGCCTTTGCCGCACTTTTAAGTTTCGCATTATCACCTCTTCGTGGATTAGCAAAATTAGTTGGTGGTCCTTTATTGCGAGGTCTTGGTGCATTGGCCGCAGTTGCGGCACCTTTTGCAAAACAAATAGGAGCCAAAGCAATTGCAGGCGCTAAAACACTTGGCGCTAAAGTAGTAGAAAAAGCACCCACTCTTGTTGCCGGAGCAAAAGCCATTGGCAGTAAAGCAGTTGATATTGGTAAAAACATTGGCGCTAAAGTAGCAGAAAAAGCACCAGGTATTATAGCGGGTGTTAAGACGATGGGTGGTAAAGCATTAGAGGGTGCAAAATCACTTGGCGGTAAAGCAATGGAATCTGTAGGTCTTAAAGCCGCCGCTACAGTACCAGGAGCATTAACACCTTTTGGTGAAGTTGGTGCAAAACGAGCGGCTGCCGCTGGTGCTGAGACAGCAGGTAAAGAAGGTGTTGCGGCTTTGATTAAAAAATCAATTGCAAAAAGAGTTCCTAAAGCAGTAGCATCTGCTGTTGGAAAATCAATACCATTTTTGGGTGCCGCTATTGGTGTTGGATTTGCACTTAGTCGTTTGATGGATGGTGATGTTGTTGGTGCTGGACTAGAAGCAGTCTCAGGTATTGGTTCTTTTGTTACAGCAATTCCTGCAACGATAGCACTTGTTGCAAAAGATATCTATCAAGATGTTTATGGAATTAAACCAGAATCGGATCCATTGGTTGGTGAAAGACTGGGAATAATTCAATCAGAAACTACGGCCGCAGTGAAAGCAGAATTTGCTGGCAAAGTTGGAGAAGAAGAGAAAACTGGTGGTGATAAAAAAGAGGGTGCGACAACAGGTGAAACAAAAGTTCCAGGAGCACCTGAATTGAAAGATGGTGCTACTAAATCAGTGCCTTCTGAATATAAAGAATCTGAGAAAGAGCGTAATTCAATAGCACCGCCAAATTTAGTAGACGGCACTGCTGTAACTAAAGCGGTTGATGAATATATTGCAAAAGGTGGTGATACAAATGATTTCAATGCTCCTGAGTTAATTAAAGAAAAATTGCAGGAAAAATATCCTAACGCAGACTTACACTTACTTGATAGTGATATGATTGCAATGAAATTAGAAAAAGGTAAATCAAATAAGACTGCACCGACATCAGCCGATGCTAACATAGCACAAGGTAAGGGTCAAGAATTAAAATCTGGATCTACTGGTGTTGGTGCTAATCAACCAGCACCCACAAGTAAAACTACTGCGTCAATTGCACCAACACCAGCTGGTGAGAAAGATTTATTCGGAGGCCTAACTAAATTTCAATATGAACAAGTTACCGGAAAAGAAAATGGTAAATATAAGATGAGTCTTGTTGGTGCAGATGGTAAAGAAATAACAGACGATGCAAAAAGAATTGCCATTTATAAAAAAGGTAGAGATGCCATGAATGCAACAATGAATAAATCTCTTACAGACAATCCTACACCACAATTAACACCAGCGCAACCAACCACTGGTGAAAAAATGACAAAGCAGTCTAATGAAAATACTATGGCTAAAACAGAAGCAATGACTGGTGGTAACAATACAAACACATCAATTGTATCTGCACCAAAAGTTACAAACGCAACTAATGTAACGAATGCGCCTATCAATGTTAGAAATAGTGAGAACACATTCGTAAGAAATCAAGATAAAATTTCATCATTCTAAAAACAAAAAACCCCACCGAGGTGGGGTCAAACTGTTGTAAAACTAGTTTATTCTTGTTGAGCCAAAGACTTGAAATAATCCAAATCATCATCTGCTTCGGCTTTGCGGTCAATCCGCTCTAAGTCATTTTCAGATAATTTGCGAGATACACTCGCATCTTCAGCCTTAGTTTTAGGTGCAACTGCACCACCATCAAAACCGAGAACTTTATCTAAACGAGCCTTTAGAACTTCATAAGGCTTGAATTGTTTTGGTTCAAGAAATTCTTTGAGAGAATATTCTTTCTTCCACAACTCTTCGAGTTTAGAATCATCACCATCAAAAAGAGCAGACTTGTCTGCAAATTCTGATTTATCATAATTACGATAGCCCTCGACATTACGAATCTTCAATTTGAAGTTAGCACCTTCCCACATGTCAAATGGATTGACAGGTGTCTCATCAGCGAATTCTGGATTCATTGCCTCTGAGATTTTATCGAAGATTTTCTTACCAAACTTATACAGTTTGATTTGACCTTCGTTAGAAGGATTTGCTGGATCGGAAACAACCAAGATGTTTGCGATGTAAGTTAACTTGCGTTTTTGCTTACGAGCAATTTCTTTGTTGGCTTCAATACCAGAATTCCAAAGAGTGGAATTATACTCAGAGACTGGATCTTTTTGGTTAAGAGTAGTCAAAGAGTTTTCGATGTACCAACCACCAGGACCTTGAAAGCCATGATTGAATACACGAACCCAAGGCAGACCATCTTCACCATCAATAGAAGGTGCGGGTAGAAAACGAATAACGGCCATGCCATTACCTGCTTTATCTACTTCAGGTTGCCAGAAACGGGTATCATCTTTGGAGCCAGCCTCTGTGGACTGATTGTTGACTGATTCAACAGCTTTTGTCAGTTTGTCGAATTGACTGCTGTTGCGTTTGAGATTTGCAAATGAACTCATATGTTTTTCCTTTTTGTATAACGGAGTATGTTTGTATGAACGAATTATCCACAGTATGCATTATATCTTTTATTTAGACGGATTGCAAGTGGCTTTTTAAAATTGCCTGAAACTTTGCCTTATCATAATCAATGAATGGGGTATACTTAATTGCAGTCAAGCATACTTCAGGCCATCTAATTGTGTCATCAATTTTTTGATTCCACATTGGGAAGAAGCCTAGCATATCATTCAATATGCACAATGTTTCAAATTGAGTTTCCTTTCGTAATGTTTTTGTCAATAGAACAGGATATTCTCCATCTTCTACTTTCAAAATGTCATTGGGATTAGAGTACTCAATAAACAATTCACGACAGTCATTTTCAAAGATATAACTGAGTGATTGCTGGCTCATCAAAAACAATTTGTATATTGATTCGGCATCTTCTTCTAAGAGTTTGCCTACCCATATCTTATTGTCAATGATGAAATTTGAAACGAGAAATTTAACAAATTCTTCTTTCTCATACTTTCTAGAAAGTTTGTAGAAATAGTATTTGTCTTTTCTCAATTCAAATGTCTGTACAGAAATGTTTGACTTTCCATTGTATTTGAAATAGTCATAACTCTTCTGTGTGAAATGTATCTTCAATGAATTGCACAAAGCGAAGGCTTCATATCCTGTCATAATAATCCTCAAAAGGTGGGACCGAAGTCCCACCACATCATTTTACCACCAGCCAGTAACTCTACCCACCACTTGTACAATAGCGACAGCAATGGCAACATTAACAATTAGACCTACATCAATTTTTGGAATAGAAATATTCATAACTTCTCCTTCTATCGTGTTTGTTTTGAAGAGACAAACACAAAAACTCTTAAATTGGTAATTTAGATACAACAGGCATCATTCTCATGTCCTGTGCATCACTTTCAATTTTAGATTTGAGATTAGAGTTTACCAAAGATGCGGCAACCTCAATCTCAAGTCCTGTCTCTTTACAATATTCAACGATTGCATCAATATGATTACACCTATGCTTTCGCATCATGTCTTCAATTGCTTTTGCAAACTTCATCATTTCATCACGAGTAGGCATAATTTATTTTTTCGATTGTGACGATATGATTGATGGTGCATTGTGTGATTGCATTGATGATGCAAATGCAATACAGATAATATCTGTGCTTGATGCATATGAGCAACGAACCGACAATGGATCGATGCCTTTTGATATTGCACTGTCAACATTCGCCGCCATTAGTTTTCTGTCATTAGTATGATAAAAAGTCATACCACCAATCAATGCAAGCAAAATCAGTGTAATTGAAATTTGTACTGTTGGTGATTTGAATGATGTTAATGCTGTTAATTTATTATCTATAGGCATATTGGTTTTCCTTTAGTGTTTTAAAGTAAAAGATATGTCTACCAATCTGTGTTGTCTTGACCATATTCTTCCACTTAGGGTTTACATAATCTGCATGATAAAATAATGCTCCTGAAGTAGGATCATCAATCTTTTCATAATTTGCATAGACATATGTTGCTAAGTCTCGAATGTCATTATATCTCAAATTGTATCCACTTGTCAATACTTTAGAGGTAGAAATAGCATAAGGCTTTTCTTCACACCACCATGAGAATTGACAAGTCTTTCCTACTTTTTGTTTAACAACACCACAGATGTTGTCTTCAAAATGTCCAGAATTCATTCTATTGATTGTGACGAATGCAACAGCAAGTTGTCCTTCTCTCGGCTCAAATGCCGATTCAAAATAGATGTTTTCTGCTAGGCAATTCACTTGTTCTTTTGCCTCAGCATTTAGACTAAAATAATTTGTTCTGAATGGCATTGATGTTTGCGAATCAGTTAAAATAAAAACCGATACCAAAATGCCTAATGAAATAATTATGCTCAATAAGATTGAGTGCTTAAACATTGGATTTTCCTTTCATAGAAAAAAAGAAGACCATTGCGGTCTTCTCCAACCTTCTTTTTTAAGAAGATTTCTTAGATACTTTTGGTTGTTCCGCAGGAATGTTAGACACAAAACCATTAAGCACTTGTGCTTTGGCTATGATATCTACTTCTGAG